TAGGAGAGATATTTTCATCTTTTACATAGGGGGATGTAATTGACATTAACTCATCAAAAACTTTTTTTGAGCCTGCATTTACTCTTCTTTCAATCAAGCCAGGCTTCATCAAAGCTAAATTGTTGAGATCGTGACGGGCAAATTTGTTTCTTAATTCTGTAACAGAACGCATGGCTTCTTGCTTTGCATCTTCTAAAGCTGCCATTTCTTGCATGGTCTCCTTTTGTTTTTGTAGATAATTTTTGATGGATTCGTTTTGTTCGGCTATTTTGTCAGTCAATATCACTTGGTTAGCTTGTAAGATTGCGTTTTCAGACAGCAAAGACCTGATGTACATTCCAGACCCAGTTATTGTAGCTAAGAGCATTGCTCCTAATATTAGGTTTATTTTCATGTTGTTGTATAAACATTAAGAAGTAATTTTTTACCCTTAACCTTGATTCTAGCTTCTAAAGAGAGGTTGTGACAAGAATTAAATTGTGTGTTCTCTCCAATCAATATCCGAACACCTTGCTCTTTGGTTGCACTTTCAAGTCTTGCTGCTACATTCACAGAATCACCAATGGCGGTATAATCAAACCTTGTATCACTTCCCATGTTGCCGATTATGGCTTCCCCAGTATTAATGCCAATGCCTATTGCAACTGGTGGTTTATTTTCTTTTGCTAGTTCAACATTTAAAAATTCTATTTCATCACATATGTCCAAAGCACATGAAATTGCACTATCTTCGTGATCTATCAAATCCAACGGTGCATTGAATATTGCCATCATTGCATCACCAATAAATTTATCTATCATTCCACCATGGAACTGAACACATTTTGTTTGCACTGACAAAACTCGGTTCATTATTTCTGTAACTGCTTGTGGTTCTAGTTTTTCCGATAAAGCAGTGAAACCACGAAGGTCAGTAAATAAAAATGTTGCTGTTTTTTTCTCACCGCCTAATTTTAAAAGCTCAGGTTTAGACTGCAATTGTTTGACCTGTCTAGGATCTAAATAATGCTCAAACTGTTTTTTTATTTGCAGACGTAACTTAAATTGTTCACGAAAGCGTAAATAAAAAGCCGTAGCTCCAACTAAGATTTGACTGATAAGTGTCCAGGTTACGTCTATTAACAAACCCATACGAATTAGATAAACGCCTAAGATTGTAGTGCCTATGAAGACCAAACTAGCAGTTATTAAACCTGCGCTTATGCCTAAATAAAATAAAAATAACCAAACTAAAGAAGCTGTGGTTATTAAAATTAGGAGCTCTGCAAGTAAACTGTACTCTGGGATTATAGGCGAGTCTTGTATCAAAATGCTTTCAGACAAAGCCGCTTGAATTTTGTGTGGCTCTAACAAACCTATGGATGTAGCAAGCTGTGGCATGATACCGGGCGCTGTAATACCAACAAAAACAAAACGTCCAGCCACATTCATTTCAGCTAAATTTGTTTCGGGAGTGTCTACCCAAGAAATCCATTTGCGTCCAAATTTGTCGGTTTTAACTGGTGGTAGACCGCGCACTGCTATTTCTTGAATACCTATTTCGTTAGTGGTAATAATGTAGGAGCGAGTACCAGTTAAGACTTTCAAAACCTCAGTACCAAAAGCTGAAACCCAACCGTCTGGTGTGCGAAGTAGCAAAGGCAAACGCCTTACTAAATTATCGACATCAACTGGTGCAACCGCTATGCCTTGAGCGGTAGCGTTTTTTAAAACTTCGGTATTTTCTATGACGCCTATGGTTTCTAAACCTGCGACTGAATTTCCTTTGATTATGGTGCCTGTCGTTTTCGGAAAAACACCAACAGAGTTTTCAAAAGTAGCTAAGATGCTAGGTCCTAAACGCAACGAATCGGCAAACTCTTGGTCGCCATTCAAACGATCTGGTTGAGGAAAGGCTATGACCCAGCCAACGCCAGTTGCACCTTTTGCTAATAGCAACTCGTTTAGTTCTGCTAATCTACTTCTAGGCATTGGCCAACCGCCTTCTTTTTGTAAATCTGTTTCGGTTATATTTAAAATTACAAAATTACCGCTTTCTGTTTGCGGTTTGACTAAGGTATCAAAAGTTTTTAGTTTGAGGATTTCAGTAGGGGTGCTGACAAAAACCAAAGGTAAAGTCAGTAATATAAGCAAAGGTAATATTAAATATTTCATCAATTACTTTGTGTGATAGTAATTGTTGAATCACTACCGCCATTTATTTTAACAACATTAGACGTACCATCTTGTATAAATATTACAGTGTAAGCATTGTTACCATTCACATCTACCCGAGCGGAATCACTAACCATGCGCCGTAAACTAACTTGTTGGCCTGTCACAATAGTAGTTATTTGCGTGTCTGGGTCTTGACCAATCAAAGTGCCAGATATGTTTATCCCGGTTACTTGTTGCAACTGATCTTCTTCGTCGCCAATCGCTAGAGCATCTAATACATCTAATAAATCTTCTAAAAAATTTACGTCCAAATAATTAATATCAAGCTCAGTGAACTCCAAATCGTCGTTTCGCAAAAAGTCTTCATCCAAATAATCTACATCTAAATCATTGAAATCTAGTAAATTTGCTTGCTTACTACGACTTTGTTCGGTTTGCACTATTTGTTCACGCTTGGGCGGTCTAACAATCAGCATGTTATCAATAGCATTTAGAGTCAAATCTAAGATGACTGGTGGCGTTGGGTTGGTTTCAAAGACTGATACCGTGGTGGCTTCAAATGGCTGATTGAGTATGACTGACCCTGTGGCAGTAGTGACTTCTATCTCGCCGCTTGATAAACCAAAAGGGTCTGGCAAAAGAATGATTAGACTGCGGCCTAATTCGTCTACGGTGGTTGTAAAATCTGTACCACGAATAGCTATGTTTGCTGTTGGTGTTTTTAGTTTGATGTTTTGTTTATCAATTCTCGCTAAATTACCTGTTATGAATCGTGCTGTTCCCAAACCAAAAGTCAAAGCCATCTTGGATTTTGACGGATCTGGGTCAAAGATATATTCGTCCACAATCAGTTGTGAATGTTCAGTCAGACGGACAGTGCTATCATCTAAAAAAGTAATAGCCATGCGACCATTGTTGGTTATGGCTTCATCGTTTTGTTGAATTGAAAACTGTAACTCAGCGTCGTAAGGCTGGTCTCTAACTATTTGTGCTTGACCATTGAGCTCTGATATATCGCCAATACTTTCAACAACCTGTGCTTGTGCCTTGGTCGTTTTGAATGACACACAAAGTAGAAGCGTCATTACCAGAATTGTTTGATATAGATATAATTTTGAGCCAGTCATTGTCTTGGGTACTCAGCTGTTGAATGTTAAGAGCAGTGTTGTTTCCCGTATGGTCCCAATAAAAATAACCACCAGCATAGCCACTACCCGTAAAGTTTATGCTGTTTGCATTACCATCAATGTCCATAAAATTAGTTGCACCATCGTAATTAATATTAGATGTTATCTGGTTACTAGAACCGTTGATAATCCAATCTAAGTCTAACTGACTAGCTAGAGCTGAGGTTGCATGATTCAAAGTCATAGCATTAGAGCCACCAGTGACGTTGACATTGACATTTGAGCTATCAGCTCCATAAGTGTTGCTAGGGTCGGTTTGCATGGTAAAGACGTTGCTATCTCCGTCTAATTGAAAAAACCCGGTATAAGAGTCAGCCCAAATATCACCTAAAAACTTGTTGGAATTACCAATCATGTTTATGTCTAAGGTCATGTTATTGCCGTCTAAATCTAGTGGCGTCATCGAGCCAGCTGCGGCTTGTAGGCCACCGATAATATTGCTACTACCGATTTGCTCTAAATCTATATTGGCTTGCGTACCTGATTGATCGATGTAGATTTCGTTATCAGCCGCGTATATCGTCGCACTCATCAGTAGTGCAAGGCTTAGTAATTTCAACTTCATGTGTCCAAAAACTCCTGTCATAACCTAAATTTATTAGTTCTAAAACAGCACTTTCAATGGCTTTCATTAAAGCTATTGTGGTACTTTCGTTTCGAGCCGAACCTATTTCTATTTCAATCAACTCGGTACCAGCTTCAAAAAACTTAAATACGTCGTTGGATTTACCATAGCTGAATATGGTTTTTTGACTGGTTACTTCTAAGAGTACCTCGCCAGTAGCAACAGAAACCATCCGTAAACTCACGCTTACCGTGTCCTCTCGGTACTGAACACTACCACCAATGCCGAGTAGCCTAGCACCTGTGCCTCCACTCGTTAAGTTAGTATCATAACTTAGGACAGCACCCTCAAGCAAGACACCAGCAAATAAAAGTGGCTGAATGGTTTTGTCTTCTTCTTTTTCAGCAAATTGTTCTCGTGCAGATCTAATTAACTGACGTTCTTTGACTAAGTTATCCAAACCGACACGTTCAACGACTCGAAAAAATTTACCATCGGCTGCATGTTTGAGCGCTCTAACTAACAAAGCGCTAGGAGCTTGAGTTACAGCTGTAGAAAACAAAGCAAATTCACTGTTACTCTTTCTTTGACCAGTCTGATCGGTGAAGGCATTGCCATAGACTGCAACGACAGGCATAGTTTTTGGTGGCAAAACCTCGAGCAGAGCTTTGGATTGCAAATCGTAAATAGTAGCTTCGGTTGTACCTTTGCTTTTGTATCTTTGCTTTTCGGTGTCCTGGATTACTTCGTGAATTGCACAACTAGAAAGTAAAAGAGCCAATAGGCAGAGAAATTTCAGTCGTATTACCATCTGGGTCTGTAATTGTTAATGTTATTGTCACGCCATCGCTAGTATAACTTATTAAGTTGTTTTCTAGCTCTAAGGTGCCAGAGGTTTTTGTCACATCGCCAAATAGGTTTTCCACAAGCTGCCTAGATAATTGCGCATAGACCCTTGACTCTAAATTACGCACAAAACGAGCTAGAGTCGTATTTTCTTTGTCGCGCTCAATTTCGTCTTGAATAGCTTTGAGTTCTTCTTTCAAAGTCAATCTACGAGAGTATTCTTGGTTTTCAATCGTTAAATAGTGACTCGATGTACCGACACCATTGAAACTTGGACTTTTAAATTTATGGGTTATTTGGTCAGCAAAGACACTCTGGATGGAGCCGAATAAAAGCGTAAAAATTATAAAACCTATGCCAATAAAGGCAAACCAATCTTTAAATTTTCTTTCTTGTTCTAGTGTCTTTTGGCTTTTCTGTCTTCTCATCTTTCAGTTTATTTTCCTCTTTGAGTTCCATAACTGTCCCTACCTTCTCTTTCAAGCGTATCATATCTTGGTCTAAAAGTCGTAATTGGTCGGTCAGTCTAATGATAGTAGTTTTCATTTCTTGGACAGCAGGATCTATAGTATTGGTTATCGTCTGCCAAACATAATAAACAAAATAGCCTAGACCAACGACCATAACTACTGGGAAGCCAAAGTCCGCGACTAATTGTACGACATCCACGTTTAGTCTCTACGAGCGTCGATTTTGCCGTCTTCGACAAAGTTTTCAGCTCTAGCAATGCGATCCAAGTCGGGGGATAAATCAAGAGCGGCCGATACCAAAGTATCAATACGAATCATGTCGTTGTTCATAATTGAAGCTCTGGTAATTAGCATCTGTGTAATACCTTGCACAGTTTTTATTTCGCCAACCAAGCCATCCATGAGTTGTTTCATCACTAAAAAAATAAAATAAGCCATAATCAAAGCACCTGCTATCGGTACACCTAGTTCCGCTATCAGATTGAAAACTTCCATCATTCGCCTTTAAACTTTTTGCTTTGCCCGGATGTGCCAGCATAAATACCAAACACCGCTGCCATCGCACCCACCACTATAGAAACCAAAGCTGACTGTTCAAGGTTAGGTTCTGGCAAGGCCATAAACCAAATCACAACTTTGTAGAGTAAGAC